CAGAGAACAAAACCGGAATCATCCCCTATCAATTTCGTTCGCCAAGGTGGCACATCTTGGTATCGCAAGTCGGACGTTGATGCCTACGTTGAAGCCAACGGCGGCAGCGATTGGGAGTACCTTGGTGGGCCAGAATCTATCTCAACACCACTGGTAAACGAATCGGCAGTGGGAGAGCGCAAAAAGCAGCTAGACGAGATCGCCAAGATCACTACTCGCAACGCTTGGTCCAAGTGGTACACCTGGTTCACAGAGTCGGCTGGATGGAAAGATCCGTACGGCGATACCCGCAAATGGCAAAATGAGCTATGGAAACTAAGCACCGGAGAAGAGCTGGACGCGATCTACCCCAAGTCAGCATTCCACAAAATGCGCACCGATGACCCGCAGCGCTACTGGCCTAGCTTTACCTATGCGATGCGCAAGGCAGTAGCTCAAGTGCGCGGCTATGACATCACAGACGAAGAGATCATTGAAATACCAGTAGGAGAAGTCCCACCTAGCAAGCTGGACTAAAAAAGTAGTCCCTGCCATCAATGACAGGGACTACTTACCGAAAGGAGTGAAAATGATCAAGCACCACCGAGATCACGAAAACAGCATAACAGAATTGGAGGCCCAAATGGCCAAGCTGCCACTGAAAATTCGTCAAGCCCTAAAGGACGGCGAATGGGTCAAGTTTAGCTCTACAAGCTCGGTAGAGGCCTACAAGCGTGAGAACGCTACGGCCTACATCCAGCCATCCAAGACCCATCCAGATCGCTATGCCATTGTGATTGACTTCACAAACGGCAAGCCAAGCATCACTGGAGGAATGACCGGCGACACCCTAGTAATGAATTTGACTAATGTCGGTGGTTAGTAGTAAAAATGTAGTACCAGCAACATCCACGCACCACCCATACAGAGGAGAATAATGAACACTACAGAGCGAGAACTAATCGATGCGGCTAAGGCCAAGTTAGTTAGCAAGCCAAAAGAATCAAAGAGCAAAACAAAAGTAGTTGAGCCAACAGATCCATTACTGGCCAATGAACTACTTGCTAAGCGCAGCTCGGTTTACGATGCTAAAAAGCGTCTCGAAGCAGAGCTAGCAGAGATCGATGCGATCATCAAGGACATGATCGGCAACAACGATGAACTACAGATTCACGGCGCTAAGGTTGCGAGCATCGCTAGATGGCGTGAGCAGAGCCTTATCACCGACAAAGTAAAAGAGACATTCCCTATTGTTGAGTACCCTGAGCTTTACAAGGCGACCAGCAAATCGAGATTGACAGTTCACTAATGCCAAGTGTTAGGGAGAGGTGTAGTTGCGGTGCTGAGATGGAAATAACGGACGCACCTCTCTCTAACGCGCTCGCATCGATTACATCGTGGCGCAAGAAACACATCTGCGTACCACCAGAAAAAGACATCCAAGCAACACACGGTATGCCAGGTGATTTAGACAGAGCAATCGGCTTCACTGCTGAAGATTACCCGGCTAAAAAATACGATCCATGGGAGGACCGAAAATGAGTGCAACAACACAGCTACAAGAGATCATCGTAGATAACAGCATCAGATCATTCAACCAAGGCTACAACGCTGGCACACATGAGACTCAGTCTCGCACCAGTGCAGCGCTGCGCGAGATGCTATCTGATACATACATCGGTGTTTACGCACCTGATGGAGGCACCATCGCAATTACTAAAGAAGATCTAATTAGAAGAATCGAAGAAGTACTATGACCTATGTTTGGATCCAAGAGAGCGCTGGATCAATGCGTTATGTAGATGACATCTACCTATCACCTTGCCAGAAGTGTGGCAAACGAATCAGTCAGTGCACCTGCTTAGCTGATGCTGAGTATGATCGCTTGAGAGAAAAGGAGAACGAAGGTGAATGACGAACTAATCTGCTCGGGATGCGGCGACACTATGGAAGACTGCACTGATGCTGGGGAATGCAACTACGGCATCATCGGCTATGAAGATGACACCTGCGCATCATGCAACGGATCATGCCACTGCGATGCAGACTATGACGGCTACAAAGAGAGCTTGCTAGATGACTAAGAATTCCAAATGGTTATGCTTCTCATGTGATCGTGTTGTTGATTCAAGCGACACAGTGATCACCGGCAACAGAGTTGTCTGTACATTCTGTGCCATCACTGAGCATGGCTACTATGCCAAGCCAGAAGAACATTTACCCGACGACTACTACCTATGGCTACAAGAAGAGGATAACAATGGGAGCCAGGAGGCCCTTTGATTCATACGAACGACTACGAGATTGGTTTGAACTAAACGACCAAATTGATGCAATGGCAGGTCAGATACCATGTCGCCAAGCACCGGATCTTTACTTCCCAGAAGTTGGAGATGGCATGGCAGCATCGATCGCCAAGATGGCTAAGCAGGCTTGTAATAGCTGCGAGGTTGTCAATCAGTGCAAGATCTATGCGATCAAGCACAAAGAAGAGTACGGCATCTGGGGCGGTACAACACCTAACGATAGAAAAGTGATTTGGAGTAAGAAATGATACAGAGATACTATTCAGATGAAGAGGGATTCAATGCTTGGATCGAGGGACTCAACGATGCAGTTGAATTCTTAGACAACGAGCTTTACAACGCTGATGACAACATGACATGGCGTGATTTCAAATCAACAATTACAGAACTAGCGATGCAGATCGCATTCGCCTATGAGGAGAGGCTTGAGCCAGATGACAATTTACGAGGAGATACTTTACCCATACCAGAGGGAGGCAGCGAAGAAGATAGCATCCCAACGGTCTATTTTATTGGCAGATCAACCTGGGCTTGGCAAAACTTTAGAAGTCTTGACCAGCTTCGAGCTCGCGGATCTGTACAACCCGATGGACAGCCACGCGATGCTGATTCTCACACCTGTAGTGAATGCCAGGACCGCTTGGATCGACACGATCGAGAGGTTCGTTATACCGAGATACCCGAGCCTAAAAGTAGTGGACCTATCATCAGGCGGCGCAGAAAAGAAGAACAAGGTTCTGTCTTCGGTCCTCTCAGAAAATGGGACCTATCCAATTATCGTCGTCGCAAACCACGACGCTTTGGCAACGACGGCTAAAGGATCTAGAGTCCCGGCACTGTTTGAGCCTTACTGGTCAGCCATTGCCATTGATGAATCACACCTTGTACTGCCAGTTGTAAAACCTAACAACAAGACAAACTTCTGGCGCGGCTTGGACAAGCTAAAGGTACATGACTCAAAGCAATCGATGCGCATCGCTATCTCCGGCACACCTGATCGAGGCAAGCTTGAGTACCGATACGGCACTTGGAAATTCATGGCTCCATCGCAAGTCGGCAAGTCGCACTGGTCATGGCTGCAAGATAAGTTCAATGTCTATGATCAGAAGGTTTCTCGCACTCGCACGGTCAAGAAGGTTGGCTCACTGAAGAATCCTTATGACTGGGCAGAGCTAGATAGATCGCTTATCATTCGCCGCACCAAAGAAGAAGTACTGCCAGAGCTGCCAGCTAAGTCTTATCACTTCATCGAACTACTAATGAATAAAGATCAGCGCGAGGCATACAAAGAGGCAGAACGGCTAGCCATGGCGGATCCACAGCCCACTGCGCTACTTGTGTTTAGCACCATTGCACGGCAGCTGGCTACTTATGCAGGGTCGCACTCTAGCAAGCTTGACTGGTTGCTTGAATGGATGGCTGAGCGTGGCTACATGGAGGACCTAGGACTAAACGGCAAGGTGGTGCTCGCATCACAGTACGTCAAGACTCTCAAATGGTTCAAGGATCAGTTAGCTAAGCACGGCATCAATGCTGAGCTGCTCACTGGTGATCTATCTGCATCGCAACGTGCTGATGTACAGAATAGGTTTCAGGATCCTAATGACCCGCTGAGGGTTGTATTATTATCCGGCAGCATGGGTGTTGGCATTACCCTTGACACCGCTGATGACCTGATCATGCTTGACCTACCCTATGACCCTGACAAGCTGGAGCAGATCGAGGACCGCATTCACCGTGCGTCAAACATGCACAAGGTATCTATCTGGCACTTGCTATCAAGGCACACAATTGACATGGCCATTGCAGAAGTGTCAACGACACGCCGACTAACTACCCGATCTCTCCTAGATGGCGCAAGAGGCGTAGACTTTAGCCGCAAGGTCGTCCAGCATTTGACTGGGCGCATAGACGAGGAGACAAATGGCAACGATCAAAATTCACCAGACTGAGATTAGTGAATACAACCAGGCCGATAACATTGCAGTAGCTGCTGCGCAAACATGGATGGCCAGGATCCCAGAGCTATTCGTCACTGAGCGATCTAAGCAAATTGAAATTGGCATCAGCGAGGTCGGCATGGACTGCCGCAAATGCATCGCACGCAAGCTCGCTAAGACTCCAAGAAACATTGACGGCGCATGGTATCCATTCATTGGAACCGCAGTGCACAACGCACTTGAAGACGGTTTCAATTCGCGCTACACAATGGACTACAAACTTGAAGAGCGCCTATTCGTACACGAGTACAAAGATTTGAAACTTACCGGATCATGCGACATGTTTGCCTTTACTGGCAACAACGGATGGAACGGTGTTGTCAACGATTGGAAGGTTGTTGGCAAGACAGCTCTTGAGGATGCTCGCAAGGGCAAAATCAAGGATCAATACCGCATCCAAGCAATGCTGTACGGCTATGGTTGGGCGCAAAAGGGCTACAACGTTAGCCACGTATCCTTGACCTTCCTACCAAGGGAGGACAAGCTTGAGAACGCAGTGGTGGTAATGCTCCGCTACGATGCTCAAGTCGCACTCGAATCGCTTGCAGTACTTGAATCAATGATCGATGCTGCTGAGCTAGTCGGATGGGACAAGGTCATAGAGAAGCAACCTAAGGCAAGTTTTTGCTTTAGCTGTCGTCGCTATGATGAGACGGATCATTCAGACGTTGAGTCGATGATCTGAAACTAAAAACACTAATAAAACTAAGGAATAACATGACAGATTACACAGAGAACCTCCCAGGCGTAGACGATCTACTAGGCGGAGTATCAGTTCCATCACTATCATTCAAAGACACCAAGGTCGGCGAAGGATACCAGGGAACTATTGTTGACTTGCGCACAGTGCAGGTTCGCAACTACGAGGACCCAACCAAACTTGAGTTCTGGGATGACGGCAAGCCAAAGCTTCAGATCGAAGTGACGCTAGCAACTTCTTATGCAGATCCATCCGATCCAGATGACGACGGCAGACGCCGCGTTTTCTTGTTCGGTCAGAAGTTGAAGGCCACCAAGGATGAAATGGCGAAGAAGGGTATCAAGAAGCTAGAGCTAGGCTCGACACTCAAGATCACCCTGTCCGGAACCAAGCCATCCCAGAACAAGCGCTACAATGACGTAAAGCTTTACGCCATTGAAATCACTCCTGGCACTTCAAAGCCAGATGTTGACTCGCTACTTGGCAGCATGGGTGCAACACCTGCTGCAAGTGGTGGTAAAATTGAAACCTTAGACTCAAAGCAAGCCAAAGTTGCTGAGACACTACAGTCAAACGGTTTCACTGCAGCAGAGATCGCAGAGAACCTAGGCGTTTCTGTTTCTGCAGTAGAGAACGTCCTAACCTTCTAGCCCCTCTCTCTCTGGAACGTTAGGATACTAGCGGGTGTCGGCTACCCTCCTCTCTCGGCCGGCACCCGCGCTTTATTCTTATTATTGAAAGGATGTCATGGACTCACCATCCAACTTCAAAGATCTCCTGCTTAGGCTAGGTAGAGAAGAAGATGACAACGTAACGATTTGCTATCAATCTTCTAAGCAAAAGTTCATGGCTAAAACCATCAAGGTTGATTTAGCCGACAGCGTTATTGCTGCACTTGATGCGCTTGAGAACAACATTTGGTTTGAGATCAACCCATCAAATGTAAACGGCAGAGCTACTGCCAGAGACATCGATCAGCTAGCCGCCGTATACATTGACATTGATTACAAAGATGGTGGCGCTGGATCTGTTCAGGCTGCGCGAGACTTTGTCAACTTGATCACCGATGTAATCGGAGTTGGCCCAACAGCGATTGTTTACTCAGGCCACGGCATTCAGCCTTACTGGGCCATCGAAGATGACCACATGGACAACGCTCTTGCAACTGGTGTACTAAACCGCTGGGGAGCATTTTGTAAGTTCCTAGCAGCATCGCAAGGCATTCAGCTTGATAGCGTGTTTGACCTACCTCGCATCTTCAGAGCTCCCGGCTCCCGCAACTTCAAGGATGCAGGCAACCCTGTAGATGTCTTTACTCAGTTCCCTAAGAACTGGCGACCGATCACTATTGATGAAGTCAACGACGTGCTTATCTCTCACGGCATCACAAGTGAGATGTCATTGCCAGAAGAATACCAATTGGTTAGCTCAGCTAATGAATGGGAGTATGCAGCGCATGACTGCCAGTTCACACCAACCCTTTACGCTGGAGTTCGCCCAACTAACGGCGCACCTAAGTCAAGGCACGGCTGGCTACTACAGCAATTAGTTTTGATCAACGCAGCTCACCGCAATGGCTGCATCACTCAGGACACTAGCGCTGAGCTTATCCGCTTAGTGTCTGAGCGTTTCCAATTCTTCTTGACTCAGGCACCTAAGCGCGAGATGCACCAAGGTGAGATTCAAGGGGCCAACAAGTGGGCTATTGCACGTGTTGAGACATTTGATCAGGACAAGCTAGACAAAGAACTTCGCAGACACCAGCACTCGGATTTTTTCTTAGGCGACCCAGCCAGCGTCCTTGGGGAGCCTTCAGCTAACCAGGATCTAAACCATGATGACTTGGTTGAGATCTACATGGCTAGCTACGGAACTTATGGACGCACTGATTCAGCCAACGCACGTAGGTTGGTTTATCACAACCAAGGCCACTATAAGTTCGTGCCAGACCTTGGTTGGTTCCGCTGGGATGGCGGCCGGTTCGTTCCAGACAAAGAGAAAGCTCTTTACCAAGCAGCCATCGACGCTGCTGAATTCGTAGCGCACACATCAGCTAATGACGGCCAGATGAAGTGGGCGCAAGCATCACTAAACAAAGACAGGATTATCAATGCAATTACAATTGCGGGCACGGACCCAGAGGTCCAAGTTACGGCCCTCGAAATGGACTCCCAACCAAACGATCTTTGCACTCCGGTGGGTATTGTCAATCTACAAACTGGAGAGATTCGCCAGGCGGATCGAAATAAGGATCTTGTTACTAGGCAGACGACTATCGCACCACGTTCAATCCCTACCGTTCTATGGTCTGGTTTTCTCAAGGAAGTACTCCAAGACGATGAGAGAATTGCGTACCTGCAGGAATTGCTTGGGGCATCTCTCTTCGGAGATTCGCGGTTCCACGTGCTACCGGTGCTTGTCGGTTCGGGTGCTAACGGAAAGTCGACACTCCTAGATGTAGTTTCAGGCATCCTTGGCGACTATGCTGCCACAATGCCTGAGAACTTCTTGCTTGATGCATCCAACACAACTCACCCAACAGAGATCGCCCGACTACGTGGTGTTCGCTTTGCTATGGCATCTGAGACACGCCCCGATGGTAAGTTCAACGAGTCCCGTGTAAAGATGCTAACTGGTGGCGACACTTTATCTGCTCGCTTTATGAACCAGAACTTTTTTGACTTCAAGCCAACACACACACTGTTCTTGGCAGTGAACCACTTGCCAGCGGTGAAGTCTGGTGGCGATGGATTCTGGAGAAGGCTTCGCAAGATTGACTTCAAGGTGACGATTCCACCAGAGAAGCGTAAAGAGAACTTTGCACAGACAATGATCGAGACTGAAGGCCCAGGCATCTTGCAGTGGATCATTGATGGCGCAGTTAGGGTCACGACTCAGGGCTTCAACGAACCAGACTCCATCAAGCTATCTACACTTACTTACCGCCATGAAGAAGATCACATTGCTAAGTTCATTGATGAGCGCATTGTCCTTGCTTCGACCGGTACAGCAACCAAGACAAGCGTGTTCAACGCTTATCGTGATTGGTGTATCGACAATGGTGAGAAGTACATCACTCAGAATGCACTTGCCCGAGAGATTCGTTCACGCCTAAACGTAGGCGAGACTGACGGCGCGGGCATCAGGATGTTTACTGGTATAGAATTGGTAGACCTAGGGATCAACACAGACTCCATGGTAGATAGCAAGGAAGATCGAGATGAGTACTGGCGATGACTTTTGCTATCTCTGCCGAGCTGGACATCACAATGAATGTCAAGATGCTTGGTCAGATAGCTTCACCGCCGACTGCTGCTGCGGTGGCCATCTAGTCTTCAACGCAACTGGCGATCTAAAAGAAGGTAATGGTCCTATCTCTGGATCATCCACAGACGCCGGCTACATCGAAGATGGCTACGCTGGCACTAAAGACATCGGCAGCTACAAGGACCCAGTCTCTACGGGCCGTAAAAGAGCTGCTGAGCTATTCCCTATCGAAACTGGCATGGTCTGCGAATGGGCTAACCTAAAGTTCGCTGGCGGTGGTGTTGTTCCAATCGTTGGCTGCATTGGTCGCGCTGCTACAGATCGCCATCACGGCCCAGATAAGAACACAATGAATAACGCTGTTGGCAACGTCCACCGGATCTGCTCCTTCTGCCACAACACTTGGCACGGCGCTAATGATCCACACTATGGCGAGCGCCCTGAGCAGACCCTGCCATTCGTGCCAGAAGGCGCGTACGAGGCACATGATCCTTTAACCAAGGCAACCACCCAAGAGCTTCTAGACGCTGAGAAAAGGCGTGTAGAGGACGCTACCAAGTAAGGAACAAAATGTCAGTAGTCATTTATACCCTCCCATCCTGTGTCCAGTGCGACACCAGCAAGCGCCTGATGAACCGATTAGGGATTGAGTATGAAGAGATTGACATGAGCAAAGACGAAGCTGCCGTTGAGTACGTCAAGGAGCTTGGTTACACTGCTGCGCCAATTATCGTAAATGGCAGCACCCATTGGAGCGGTTTCCGAATGGAAATGATCAATGGCCTAAAGCTACCTAAGCCTGAAGGCGTCTAGGACTTCTTAGAAGTAAACTTCTGGCCACGGAAGTAAGCCACGCCATCATTGATCTGCACTAATTCAAAGAATGGCTTGTCGCCTTCGAGGGTGACTACTGTGATTCCCTGTTGCCAGTTCTCGTAGTATCTAGCAGATGTTCCATCGATGTGTGTAGATCCATTAACACTAGGGACCGCTCCATCAACTCGGCATAAGCATCCCGGACTGACTGCGACTGACTTAATAGATCCGTCACGGTTAAAGGTTGTCTTGGACTGAAGTTCTTGTCTGTGGACATGTCCAAAAATGGTTGAGATGTGTGGATCTGCGTTTGTGTAGGCTGCAGCGGTAGATCCGCCTGACCTAACTTTGTTTCCATGGATGGCTCTGAGGTTATCGGTAAGCCAGTAGGCTCCGGCGGGGTAGGCATCAATGTATTCAACTCCAATTTCATCAAGTCTCAAAAGATAAGGGATGCTCATTACCGGAAGCTCATCAATGTTTGCTCGCTTCAATCCCCATGCGCTTGCAGCATTGATCATTATGAACTTCTCCATGCGGCGATCATGGTTGCCTTCGATCAAAACTATCTCAGCATCAGGACCAATTGCAGCACGCTGCTCCTGTAAGAACTTATGGCCTCTATCAAATGCTGCTTGAGTAGTGCCAGCGAAAGCTGCCTCTTGTTCAAAACGACCCTGACTTGGTAGATCTAGGAAGTCTCCTAAATTGATCACACCATCGACACGGTCGTTGTAATAAAGCCAGTTAGTAATTTGTAGAGCTACATCCATTGCAGCTTCATCATGGAATGGCAGCCACTTGCCGTCAACATGACGATAGCCGATCTGAGGATCTGGCAGCACTGACCAAACCTTATGGCGCGATTTGGTCTTGCGAGGCTCTTTGGGAGCGTTTATGTAAACAGGTTTTGCGGGTTGGATCAAATCCCACTTAGGCTTTGGTCTCAGGTCATCAAGCACAACGGCACTTCCCGGTTCGATGTTGGCGCACCTGATCATCATAACACTTGAAGCCACGCTCGGTCAGAGCTACGGATAAGCCTTTGTGACTCCATCTGGGATCATCAAGGTTCTCCCGAAGGATCTCCATGTCTTTATCACTTAGCTGATCTGTGGCGTTGATAATAAAAGCGCACAGCAATTCTCTTACAGGTGGGGTAAGTCCCTCTAGCATGATCGTCTCCTCCATGTCGGTGTCTCCAGCCTAATAGAAAGCCGGGCATTTCTGCCCGGCGTGTCGCAATTGCGTCTATTAGTCCCTTTTAGGGGTTTTTGATTCCTTGTCAGCAATCTTACCAAAGCTCTTGTTGATCTCATCAGCGTCAATTTTGCCGTCTGCTAGGTAGGATCTTGATAGCTCCTGGGCAACGTCAATGATTCCGGCGAATGCAGCCATAGCTACTGCCTGGGCTACTTCTAGGCCAATTACTGCTCCACCTACGAAGATACCTGTGACCTTTAGGACGATTACTGCAAATGTTCTGCGGGCGATATCTAGCCACATACGGGTTATTTCCTTATCTTTTTAGTATTAACAGTTGTTTTGACCGTCTCAACTTTCTTCTCCGGACCATGTACCGGAGCTGGCAACACCTCACCCGTGTCGGGTGTAGCCAGGTTTACTGATTGCTTTAGCTCCCATTGTTCAATAGTTGCTCTAACAAACTTTAGTGGATCTACAAAGCCCTTACCATCTGATGTCCAGCGGTGAACCTTGCCCTTGCAAATCTCGAAATGTAGGTGTCTACCGGCAGATGCGCCAGTGTTGCCCATGATGCCAAGCCTTGTTCCAGCCTTGACCTTCTCGCCCTTCTTGACGGTCAAAGAGTTCTCAACCATGTGGGCATAGCGGGTTACGTACCATTCGCCATTGATCTTGGATCTAATGTCTACGTACCATCCAACTCCACCAAGAGAGCCGTCAGCGTTCTTTAGCTTAGAGGTCCCGGCTGCAATGACAGTGCCGTCATGCCAGGCTTCGTTCCAGATCTTGGCCTTTGGGCCCCAAAGGTCGACACCATTATGATGTTTTTTATACCCCTCTATAGGATGCACGCGGTACCCAAAGGGACTCGTGACCTTCCAGTCTTTCTTGAATTTGCCATCAAGGGGCATTTGAGGTTTGGTTTTCATGCCTCTATTGTACCAGACTAGGCAGTTAGAGCAGAGATCTCTTCTTCAGTAAGACCTAGTTCCTCAAGCTTAGCAATAGCTGACTCTTTTGCCGCTGCCTTTGCGGCCTCAGCAGCAAGTCTTTCAGCTTCAGCAGCCTCGAATGCTACGCGATCAGCTTCACGCTGAGCTAGCTCTTCTGCACTTAAAGGAATTTCTTTCTGGGTTCCAGTGGCGCAGTCCACCACCAGCTTAGTTAGTGTTGACATACTCTATCCATTCTTGGGACTCTTCATCCCAGTTATATAGTTTACCATCTGTTGGGTAAGGCTTTGGTGCTTCCCAGTTGCAGGTTTCTTCGTTTAGCAACCAAGACTCAAAAGGCTTTGGTGGGATAAACGCATCACGGGTCTCGTCGTAGCTAAAGCCAATGCCAGCAAAGTTCTTTCGGATCGTAGCGTTATAGCTAGTCTGAACCCAAGTACCGCCAAATGTCTCGACTAGCCAGTCGTAGCCTTCGTTAGGGTAATCATTGTCGGTTACGAGAACCTGAGTGACAATGTTGTTTTCGTCTAATTCTGCAAAGTGTGCCATTATGCTGCGTACCTCACTATCACAATACCTGAACCACCATTTCCTGAGTTACCAGTCTCACCACCAGCACCCTGACCAAGACCACCACCACCACCACCTGTGTTAGTTGTTCCAGAAACAGCGTTACCACTTCCTGCAGCGGAGGATGCGCCACCACCACCATTACCTCCAGCTACCTGGAAGCCTTGTTGTCCACCTCCACCACCGCCAGCTCGGAAAATTGCTGAACCAGTAATAGATGAAGAAACACCGACACCACCCACACCAGTTTGTGCCCCTCCGTTTCCACCAACAGCACCAGCACCACCACCACCACCAGAAGAATAAGGGTCTGTGTAAGTTCTTCCGCTTCCACCTGCATAACCCTGAGCTGTAGTTCCAGCTCCTCCAGTTCTAGTGCCGTTTGTGCAACCACCACCACCGCCAGAACCACCAGTTAAACCTGGGCCATTAGCACCTGAACCAGCTGGTCCCAGCCCACCACCACCACCACCTGTAGAAGTAATTGTGCTGAAGACAGAGTCGCTGCCAGAACCACCATTAGCTATTGTCGCGTTTACTCCAGCACCACCAGCACCGACTGTGACTGTATAACCAGTACCAGATGTCAATGAAAGCTTTGCTTCAGCAGAACCGCCACCTCCAGAGGATTCACCTGTTACTGATGAACGATAACCACCAGCTCCACCACCACCAGCACCAAAACGACCACCACCAGCTCCACCACCAGCAACAACAAGGTATTCAACGTTAGTAAGCGCTGCAGTTGGTGTAAATGTGCCAGATGCGGTAAAGGTATGTACCCAGTAGCCGTTTGCAAAGCTGATTGAACCACCAGTTGCCTTCGGTGCATAACCATCGCCAGCTCCGCCGATACCGTAAAGGGAGATGGTGGAGCCTGCCATGTGACTACCCGAGCTTCCAGTAAAAGTAAGCGAAGTAATTGCGCTACCAACATTCCATAAACCAGCAACTAATGTCTGATAAGCGCCTGTTGCATTGTTTTCGCTAACGCTATCTACTGAATAGGATTTGGCAACTGCTGATGTGTAATTAGGTATATACATTGAGTCATTAGCAAAAATATTAGATGTGGCAGCGTTTGATGAAGCTATACCAGCTAAACCACCCAATTCTGCCGTGCCAGCACTTGCACCGTTTCCTTGTAGGTATCTAGTTGTTGTTCCAGTACCACCTCCATTTATGGCTACGGTGTAGTAGCTACCACTTGCATCCACTGTAGAAGTTGAGCGCAATGAAAAGAGAATGTAAAGATCAGTGAAAGTTTGAGGTATCCCTGAAAATACGATTGAAGATGAGGCTGTGCCTAGTGTCTGTGTCTGTATTAGCTTCATGAGATTACTCCGTAGATTGAAAACGTGTTCCCAGAAGCAAAAGCACCAAGGAAACTTAGGCTAGTAATTGCTGCTGTATTACCCCACCTTGAAATAGTCATACCAGCTTCTTGAGTTGGTGAGTTGGCCCTACCAATGGAAACCTTATGCTTGTCAGTAGCAGAGTAATCAAGCCATTGGGTTATGTTTACCGATTGTTGCGTATAGCTAGACCCCGCAAAACCACTCGTTCTTGCGCCAGGGCCATTTGAAACAGCACCCGAAGAAACTCCAACAGCCTGAACCGCCATGTAGTTAGAACCAGTGTCACCGTTGGCTCTCCAGACAATGTTGTCCGTATTTGATAGAGCTCCGTTATGTACCAAAATCAAATCTCGATACGTTTGCGGCAAAGAACCAAATACCACTTCTGAGGTAGAAGCAGCAAGAGTAGTGCTTGCTATTAGGTCGTATGTAGGTGTTGGCATTTGCTATCCCTTCACGCCATAAAGACTTATGCGGGTCCCTGCGACAAAGCTTGCGTTTCCAGCGTAAATGTTTATTGAAGTAATTGAAGCTGTATTAGAGTAATTTCCAGAAACAAGACCAACTAAATTTAAAGTTGTTGCAGCAGCATAGCCCGTTAGTGCACGAAATACTTTGTTTTTAGAAGTTGAAAATGCGTCTAGGATGTCTATGACTGCTCCAGTAAAAACGTTCGATATTGCGGATGCCGCTACTGCGTTTCCTATTGCCCCAGATGTCACTACTGCGGGACTTGCCGAAAAAGAAACTACTGAAGTACCAGTGCCAGCTAATCCGTGTTGGCTATAACTTGAACCAGTATCACCGTTAAAACGAATAGAAATAGTGTCAGTCAGGGCAGACAAACTTCCTCGAATTGTAGCTCTAATTTGTAAATGTTTATAAGTAGATGCATATTGACCTAAGTTGCTAAAAACAACACCAGAAGTTGTCGAACTAAGCACTGTCGTTTCAATCAACTCATAATCACCAGTTGGCAGTGTACCACCAGCTGAAGCCAAGATACCTAATGGGATAAGCATTAAGCCAAGTCTCCAATCAGTAAGGCAGTAGTAGTAGAAGTGAAGAACAATGTAGCACCAGAGTACTGAGCGGGCAAAGTCAAAGCGCCATCCTTGCTTTGAATAGTCAGCCCGCTGCCAGCAAAAGTGATCACACCAGTTCCAATGTTTACAACGTCAACCCTGGTTCCAGCAGGGATAGTGCTTGCTGGCACTGTGATGGTAAAGGTTCCATTTGCTTGAATTAGATCGTTAGTATCGCCAGCTACAAGGGTGTAGTTTGCAGTCTTGCTTGAGATCTGAGTCGGAAAAGTTCTTACATAATCAGCTAGGCCGGTAACATCTTCTGCCTCAATGGTTCCTAAGTTATTGCTAACCCAAGCAGCACCGGTCCACTTGTACGAAGAATTACCAGCGGTAAATACGTCATCTACCGTTGGGCTGTTTGGGAAGTCAATAGTTGCCATTATCTAATCCTTACGCTACTACATCGCCAGTTATTAGGTACTCTCCAGAAGCAACGCAAGTGATTGCAACAACTGAGTATTGCTTGTTTGACTTTAGCTTGTTGTCAACGCTGCGAAGAGTTGCTCCCGCACCTGCTGCAAAAGTGATCTGGCCAGCGCCGAACTGAATAAACTGCACTGACTCACCGATAGCAAGCACGTTGGCAATTGTCATTGTCACGGCAGTTGCTGAAGTAGAGCGAATAAATGTGTTTTCGTCTGCAGCAAGAATCGTGTAGCCGGCAGCCTTGTCAGTGACGGTAGTTGCAACCTGCTTCATGTTGATCGCAAGCAAAGTCTGGTCAATGCCAATGGTGGCAGAAGTAGATGTGCCGGAGTTAGTGATCGGTGAAGTTACTGCAACTACACCAGATGGACCCTGGGATCCAGTTGCACCAGTATTTCCAGTTGCACCTGTTGCGCCAGTTGCTCCAGCTGGAATTGTGAAGTCAAATACGGCAGCTGAGCTGGTTCCAGAGTTGGTTACTGTAGCGCTAGATCCCGCTGCACCTGTGGTAGTTGTACCAACAGCGATAGTCGCTGCAGCACCAGCAGCACCAGTTGATCCAGTTGCACCTGTAGCACCTGTGTCGCCACGAGGAATTGTAAAAGCAAGTGACTGGTTTGGCGATGTACCAGAGACAGTTACAGATGCACTAGATCCTGCTGCTCCAGTTGTGGTGCCAGAAACAGTAAGTGTATTTGCGGGCCCAGCTGAACCGGTTGCGCCTGTTGCACCAGTGTCACCGCGAGGGATTGTAAAGTTGAATGTCGCAGCTGAGCTAGTTCCAGAGTTAGTTACTGTTGCGCTTGATCCGGCAGCTCCGGTAGTTGTGGTTCCCACTGCAATAGTTGCAGCTGCACCAGTTGCACCAGTTGATCCAGTTGCACCAGTTGCACCGACGTCACCGCGAGGGATAGTGAAATTTAGAGTGGCACTAGAAGCAGTGCCAGAGTTAGTGATTGTTGCGCTAGATCCAGGAGCTCCAGTAGTTACTGTGCCTACTGCGATAGTGCCTGCGTCGCCTTTGGGGCCCAGGGTTCCAGGGTTGATCTCAACCCAGTATCCGTCATAGCGGATAAAAGATCTGCCGGCTAGATCTCCAGTGGTGTCATTGCAGTACCAAACATCACCGATATCAGGCCCAACAGGCGCTGTTTCGGAAATGAGGAAACCCTCACCCTTTGCTCCAACGGCAGAGGCGTAAGAGATAGAGTTCCACTGCAGCGATCCATTACCGAACTTGAACTTACGGGTATCGGTTTCGAGTCCCATTTCGCCAGCAGAAAGAACTGGGTTAGCGGAAGCCCATTGAGCGGCAGTGCCTCTACGAAATCTAATTGAGGTTATAGCAGGCATAGTGCTTATTCTACACTATTATTCTTCTATTTCGTACGTTCCTGCGATGTGAAAGTTGTCTGCCGTGCTGAGAGTCACTGGCACTGTAGAAGTAAAAGGAGCATCAAAACTTCTGTTACCTTGAGCATCGGTGGTAAATAAATAAAGCCTTTTTTGCCCAATTGCAACGTGGCCTGAAATGGCATATTGCCTTGAGGCGCTTATGTCGTGCAAACATCCGTCTCTAAATAGATAGGGGTGTGAGACGTTGAATGGCAGATCAACATAGTAGTCCCCGGTCCCGAAGTTCGTGATGTTGTCCATGTCTACGTCAATCTGAAAGTGGCACATATTTCCCCAGCGGGTATAGCTACCCGTAAATAGTGGGGCACCATTGAAAGTTGGCTGAGTGCCAGTAGTGCCTTTTACTACGGTAAATGGGATAGAGCTGCTAGTTAGGTTGCTTAGCTCCAGCTTGGCAGAAGTCTTACCGTCATGGATGTGATCGCCTGGCGATGCTTGGTTAGCTAGCGGGCCTAGTGTGTGATGCTGAGAGATAGCGTTCTGATCGACGTCAGAGTTTAGATGAAAATCCTTTACCTGCTGAAATGTCGAATTACGTTCACTAAGAAAGCTCATGCTGATAGTATAGTGGAACAAGGAGACATGAGACATGAGTAAATCTAAGAGTATTGGCACCAGAGCTGAGACGGCAGTGCGAAACTACCTACTATCCGTAGGCTACAGCCCCCTCGACGCTCACCGAAACGTTCTAAAAGGGAGCGACGATGAAGGCGATGTATGGCTTCGTGAAAGCTATGGGCTTATTGTATTTGAGGTCAAAGGCGGGAAATCCGCCAAAGATGCCTCATTTGAGCAAGTAAAGAAATGGTATGAAGAGGCGCGTACAGAAAAAAAGAACGCTGATGCCAAGTATGGATTCCTTGTTACCCAGCGTGCTGGGGTTGGTTATCCTAGAGCTGGTGGCTGGTGGGCTTATGCAGAACTGGGTGATCTATTCGCTCTACGCACTTATCTTGACTACCATGATTCAACTCTGGTACGACTACCGCTAGCCGACTTGGTAAAATTGATCCATGGCTAAAGAGTCTTACGACTTTTCATCGGTTTTGCTCCAACTAGGCGAGGGGCTAACCGAAGCTGCTCGCCAGCCAAATCTATACGACTATATCCCCAGCGAAAAGCAAGAGCTATTTCACAAGCACGAAATGCCAGATCGCCTGTACATTGGCGGTAACAGATCAGGTAAATCGCTAGGCTCAACCATTGAAGCCATCTGGTGGCTGACCCATTCTCACCCATACCGCCAGATACCGGATGAGCCTATTCGAGGCCGTGTGGTAGCAGTGGACTTCTTGAATGGTGTGGACAAAATTATCCTGCCGCTTTACAAGCAATGGCTGCCTAAGTCCTTCTTGATCAACGGATCCTGGGAGCAGAGCTACTCCCGCGAACGCCACGTACTTACCCTGAACAACGGCTCATTTGTTGAGTTTATGTCCCAAGATCAGGATCTTGACAAGTTCGCCGGATCTTCTAGGCATTTTGTACACTTTGACGAAGAGTGCCCACAGACCGTATTCCGTGAGTGTCTAGCCCGACTAGTGGACACCAACGGTGTCTGGTGGATGTCTCAGACCCCAGTGCAGGGTATGGAGTGGATCTATGACGATATCTACATGCCAGCCAAAGAGGGCAATAAGCCTATAGGTATTGTAGAGGCCCAGATCCACGACAATCCATCGCTTAGCAAGGACGCTATCGCCAAGTTCCTGGACATGCTGCCTGAAGAGGAGCGCGAGGTTAGATCTAAAGGCCAGTATGTCCATCTAGGTGGCGCTGTATTCCCAGACTTCTCACCGACAACTCACTGCATTCCCAGAGGAACCTTTAAGCCTAAGCCTGATGACCGCATCATCCGTACGATGGACTCAGGCTACACTAACCCAACAGTGTGGCTCTGGATAGCCGTGTCGGATGATGGCACCATGACCGTGTTTCGTGAGCATTATCAGGCTAAGCTAACAGTGGCAGAACATGCTGCCATAGTCAATAAAATAACGAGGGAAATTAAGACGGAATACGGCTGCGAAGTCTGGCTTACCACGGGTGATCCAGCTATCAAGCAAACCAAAGAGCACACCGGAACTTCGATTCTCCAGGAGTATCAGAAGGCAGGTATCTACATCTCTGTGGATTCCATCCCTACCGATCGCCGTATTGGCCTCGAAAAGATCTCACAGTATTTCAAGTTTAATCCGAAGACTAAGAAACCTTTTCTTATGATCACGGATGAATGTCCACGCCTTATCGCTGAGCTACCTAAACTCAAGTGGAAAAAGTGGGCAAGCCCTAAAATGGCTGAGCAGCACAACAAGCAAGAAGACATCAGAGACGTGAACAACCACTGCTATGATGCCCTGAAGTATGCAATGACGTTCATGGATGACCTAACGCCAGAGCAGCTCAAAGGGGAAACTACAAATCACAGATTCCACGCCAGTTTTGGTGAGCGATTCTCTCCAGTCACTCCACTATCAGACATAGATGATTCTGATTCATGGGGCGATGGTTGGCGCGGGATCACAGCAGTTAGATCATTGGAAGGATAAAAATGGACGTATTCAAAGCATCATTCCGCTTTTACGAGCAAGGCGCTCCTTACCCAGGCATGTGTCTCAGGTGCAGCGCTGGAAGAAACCTCTGGGACCTAGGTCGCAGCATCCCCGGAACAAACATGGGCGCTTACTATTGCGACGAATGCCTTGTTGAGCTAGCCACATTTAGCGGCATGAAGAGCAAGGCCCTACACGAGAGCACGGTAGATCTACTATCAGCCGAGCTAGCTACAGCTAAGGCCCAGCTAGAGGCCGCACCGAAAATAATCAAGGAGCTAACAAATGGTATCAATTCTCTACTCAGCGACTTTGTCACTGAGCTTGCTGGCGTTAGTGGCGTTAGTAAGCCTGTACAACCTAAAGGTGCTGAAGCCAACTCTGGAGACTCTGGAGAGATCATTGAAGAGCCAGGAACAAGCGTCAAGGGATCAGCAAAAGCTACTAAGCCAAGCACTAAATCTTCTAAGTAGTAAAGACCCAATCGCTTATCAAATGTTGCAGGCTGCAACGCCTGAACCAATGCCTCAATCAGTGTATAATGGGCCTTATCTGACCGGCGAAGAATATGAGCTAATGGTCAAGGACCAACAGCGTATGGATGAGGCTTGGAAAGACTTGGAAGTAGACTATGGCAATTAACGATCTAGAGCTAGAGATAGCTGCGCTAGACAGATCCCTGCAAGAAAAAGCCCCAACCACAGCGGGCGAACTTGTTGACGACAGCATCCTAAAGCGCTTCAAGAAGCAGGAGCAGTCAAAGAAGCTAGTTGCATGGGCCAAGTCCGAGTACGAGAAGTGCAAGGCTGCCCGCAAGGTCGAAGAGAATGACTGGTACCTACAGCTTGCTTTCTACAACGGCTACCAGTACCACGACTGGCGAAGCGTTGCTGGCCGTCAGGGTCTAGTCGAAGAGCCAAACCCATCAATGCTGCCACGTATTACCGTGAACCGCATTGAGCCGATCATCCGTACTGAGATTGCAAAGACAACTTCTCAGCAGCCATCAGCTTCCGTAGTTCCTGCATCAAACGATGAAGAAGATCTACTATCAGCTACAGCCGGCGAACAAGTATGGCAGTCAGTTTACGACAACAATCACTTCCAGACTGAGATCTTGCAGAAGGCAGAATTCTGGAGAGCTATCTGCGGAAATGGATTTATCAAGTGCTTCTGGGATTCTAACGTCAAGCACTACGAGACACAGAAAATCGAAGACCCACTAAGCGGCGAAAAAAAGGTTATCCGAGTTCCAGCAGGCACCGGTGACGTAAAATACGAAGTTGTTTCGCCGTTTCATTTGTTCGTGCCAGATCTATCTGAAGAAGATCTAGAGAAGCAGCCGTACATCTTCAACGTGTACACAAAGAGCGAAGAGTACGTGAAGAGCAACTTTGCTAGCGTTCTGCCTAAAGACTTCAAGCCAACCAAGGTTACTTCCAGCGAGATCCAGGATGCAGCGCTACTTGATCTACGTGGTGTTGACAACGCTAAGCCAGATGCAGTTCTAATCATCGAAGCTTGGATCAAGCCAAACCAAACTGCATGGCTACCAAAGGGTGGTTTGATTACCATTGTTGACACTGAGATTGTTCAGTACTCAGACTCCGGTATTCCTTACCACCACGGACAGTATCCATTTGCTCACCTACACGGTGTTCAGAATGGTAAGTTCTACCGTCGCTCAGTTATCAAGTCTTTGATCCCTCTACAGCGCGAATACAACAGGACTCGCTCACAGATCATCCACGCTAAGAACCTAATGGCTAAGCCTCAGATGATGTACCAAGAGGGCTCAGTTGACTCCCGCAAGGTAACTGCACGTGCAGGTGTTTGGATCCCAGTTCGCCCTGGATTCCAATACCCAACTCCAGTTCCTATGCAGCCGCTACCTAACTACGTTATTCAGGAGATTCAGCAGCTTCATACTGACTTTGAAGACATCTCAGGTCAGCACCAGATTAGCCGTGGAGAAGCTGGAGCTGGTGTTACTGCCGCAACAGCCATGGCTTACCTTGGTGAGCGTGACGATGCTTACTTGACTACTATTTTCAACAGCATTGAAGCTGGAGTCGAGAAGATGGCAAGACAGGCTTTGAGCTTGTTTGTGCAGTACGTTGATGACAAGCGCCTAATCAAGATCACTGGCGATGACGGATCTTTTGACGCAATGATGCTTTCCGGAGCAGACATTGCATCTGGAACTGACATCCGTGTTGAGTCTGGATCTGCGCTGCCAACAAGCAAGGCTGCAAGACAGGCGCTAGTTACTGAATGGATGAAGATGGGCTTCATCTCGCCAGAAGATGGTCTACGCGTACTAGAGATGGGTATGCTAAAGCAGTACTACAACACCATCAAGATTGACGAAAACGCTGCACAGCGCGAGAACTTGATGATGAAGAAGATCACTGAGGAAATGGCTCAGCAGTACGAAGACCAATGGAACCAAGGCGCAATGAACGGCGACATGGACAAGGTAGATCCAAACACTGGAGAGCCTCTACAGGTACCGCCAGTTATGAACGTCAACGACTGGGACAACCACGCAGTTCACGTCGAGGTTCACAACAGATTCCGCAAGTCACAGGCTTACCAGGCTTTGCCAGATGTAGTAAAGGCAGAGTTCCAGAAGCACGTCAGCATCCACGAGCAGATCTTGCAAAAGCAAGCTGAGCTTCAGATGATGATGCAAGGCGGAGCACCTGAACTTCCAGCAGCTGACGGTCAGCCGCAGGGACAACTCCCAGATCAAACTGGGCTTACACAAGAACAACTAGGATAGGAAACGTATGTCTGAGGCAGTCGAGATCAACCCACCAGAAGCGCCCGAGGCTGTAGCAGCTCCGGATGCGCCCGAGGCTCCAGTCCAAGAGACTGAGACCAAGGTTCACCCAGCTTATGAAAAGGTACTCGCAGAGCTACCTGAAGCTTGGCACGCAAAGATTGTTCCGCACCTACAGGAGCAAGACAAGTATTTCCAGCAGCAGCTAGAGAAGTACACCCCATTCAAAGAGTTTATGGATGTGGACATTAGCCCAGATGTTATCCGGGACAGCCTACGCCTAGCTGAGGTTGCTATCTCTGATCCTGTTTACCTATACCGCACGCTAGCTGAGCAGCTAAAAGAGCAGGGACTTCTTGAAGAAGCTGCCATTGTTGAAGAGCAAGCAGACGCTATTGAAGAAGCAGACGGCGAATACGAGATGGATCCAGCTATCCGTAAAGAATTTGAAGCCCGCGATGCAAAGCTAAAAGAGCAAGAAGACTACATCGAGTCCATTAAGTTTGAGGCTGAGGTCGCTCAGGAGCAGGCTCAGCTTGAGGCAGAAATCGAAGATCTAACATCTCGCTACGAGATCTCTGATGTACAGATGAACCGTATTCTAAAGATCCTAGAAAGCCAACTTGAAACAGATGACAACGCTTCGGTTTACACTGCAGCCAAGGAGCTAGCTGAAATATCTGGTATCCGTTATGCAACAAAGGGTGCAGCTCCAAAGGCAGATGCCCCAATGGTTATCGGCGGATCTGGCGGAGCTATTCCTACCGACCAGTTCTCCGTACCAAAAGATCGCAATGAGAAGAAGTCAATGTTGGCTCAGATGTTTGAGCAGCAGATGAAAGCTCAGGCAAACTCGCTTTAATCTACAAATGAAAAAACCCGCTTAACGGCGGGCTTTTTCTTTTAAGTGATCTAGCAGGGCGTTTACGTGCATGGCTGATCACTGGCTTTATCCTAGCATAATTATGGTATCCTAGGTATGTCTTTGGTACAGCCGATTCCGAGTCAGGGCCAGACGATGCAAACAATCCCCCTTTCTTAAACATAGGAGTCATTTACATGGCAGGACAGTCTATTCTGACCTTTGCGTCAGAAGCGATCAAACTAGTGTATGGCGACCTTCACGAGCAGCTAAGGGACAAAAACCCAGCGCTACAGCTCATCGAAGCATCGTCTGCAAACATCACCCGTAACGGTAAAGAAGTTATCTTCGACACTCACATCGGACGCAACCAAGGAATTGGTGCCCGTGGAGTTCGTGAGAAGCTACCTGTAGCCGGAGCACAGAAGTACAAGCAGGCTCACCTATACCTCACAAACCTATACGGTTCTATTGAGGTTGACGGTCAGCTATTCGAGCAGGCAGTCGAGGACTACCAGGCTTTCATCAACGTTGTTGACAACGAAATCAACGGTCTAAAGAAGGACCTAGCTAACGACCTAAACCGTCAGGTTTACGGAGATGGCTCAGGTAAGTTGGCAGTAGTTACTGCTAAGGCAGGTCAGACTGTAACTGTTGACACTGACCACTTCCTACAGGTCGGAATGACTATTGACATTGCAGATCCAGTAACTGGTGTAAAGCAGCAGACTGGTGCAGCAAGCTCTCTAGAAATCACAGACATCAACGAAACCACTAACGTAATTACCCTTAGTGGTACCCTTGGTAACGACATTAGCGCTGGCGACATTCTAGTTCGCTCATCCAACGGAGTTAACTCCTTTGGTAAGGAGTGGACTGGTCTTGCAGCTATCGTAAAGGCGTCTGGCACTCTACACGACATCAACCCAACAGAGTACCCAGTTTGGAAGTCAACCGAAGTCAGCATAGCTGGCCAAGGAGGAGCTCCAGGTACACTGACTGAGCTAGCTCTGATTAACCTAGTACAGAAGGTTGACAAGCAGGGTGGTGACGTTGACGTAATGTTGGCATCCCCTGGTGTGTTCAACGCTTACTGGGAT